CTAGTATGAAAGCTTCTGGCCGGGGTAAATCGTGTAAGGTGCCCCGATTCCATTCTTGCTCGCGATTGCGTGCCAGTCAACGCCGAGCTTCGCACCGATCCCACTGAGCGTGTCGCCGCTCTTGACGGTATAGACCTTCGCAGAGCCAACGCCCGCGCGCTGGTTCACGATGCCTTGAATCTCGCCGTACCTGTCGCCGAGGACACGCTTGCGCAAGTCGCCGTTTCCGAGCTGCCCGCGCTCAACGGCATCCGCCACCCTGTCTGCTGTCGACGTGAGCACATAGTTAACGATGTCCTGTACCTCTTGGTAACGGTTGCCAAGCGCCTTCTTGCGCTCTTCTCCCGTGCCGAAATCGCCATCCATGACCAGCGCCGCGAGTTCGAGCGCCGTGCCCTCAACGTCGTTTTTCGTCGCTTCGGGCTGCTGGACGTTGGGCGTGCTCGCACCAGACGGGTTAGAAAGCTTGTCCCACCCCTCTTTCGTAAGGTAGGCAATATCGAGGTCTAGGGGGCCGTCGTACCCACCAGGGCGACCGTTTGAAGTGTACTGATGCAGCGTCACCGCATCCCAAGCGCCGAATCCGCCCGAAGGAAGCCAAGGCGAAGACTGGTAGCCAGTACGTGCGTTATTTGCGTACTGCGCGACCCATAGCGGATGGTTTGGCGCAATGGCACTCCAATCCTCTTCGGTCAGCACCGATCGCGACGTATAGACAGCGCAGCGAACGCCTGTCAGCTCATAAACCCTATCGAGAAACTGCTTCGCCTTATCTGTTCCAATTCGACCGTACATCTCATAATCGAGCGCCGGCATTCCCTCTTTGAAGTAGTTCTTGCAATTTGACACGAAGTAATCTGCCTGCGCGATAGGGTCTGCGCCGTTAAAGAAGTGATAAAAGCCCCACTTCTTGCCAAGCTTCTTCGCGCCCTGAATCCAAGGGTCGCACGTGGTGTGAACGATATTGATCCCCTCGGTCGCCTTGCATATAACGAAATCGCAGGGCACCTGCGCGAGGTCAAGCCCGCGCTGGTAGTTGGAAATGTCGATGCCGTTAAGCGCCATAGAAACCATCTCAAATGCAATAGAAGTATGTGAAATCGACCTGCTCTAGCTCTTCGAGCGTGAAGGCGCGCGCTGGGTCGCGTATCCAATAGCCGTCTTCGTCGGCTCCGGAGAAGCACGAGGGCGACAGCCTTTAACCTACTCATTTCGCTTCGGCTCGGTGTAGGTGAGCGCTTGCGCGGAGTCGCCAACGCCCGCCGTGGTCGGGTCGGCAACGATGCCCAAGATCGCAAGTACCGTGAAGGCGGCGTTGACCACATCGAGAAGCTTGTTGCCGAGGTCGCCAAGGTCGATGGTAAAGCCGAAGACGGCTGCAACAACTTGCACGAGTAGAAGCACGGCTGGGACGATAGCGAGCCAAAACGTCTTGCTCTTCAGTCGGACAGTCCAGTTAATCATTTGAATCCTCCTTAGTCTCGGATGCGTGCGCATCCATAAGCTCTTGCCATAGATGGGTGCCAACACCGTTGCCGCCAAGACCCGCGTAGACATCGTGAACGCTGTTCGCCTGCTCCTTCACATCGAGCGGAACGGGCTTGCCAGCTTGCACGTACTCGGCATGCAGCCTGAAAAGCTCTGATTTCATGAGGGCGCGCATGCCGTCAAGCAGCAACTTATGCTCAGCTAAAAACTTCGCATCGGCATTGCGCTCGCGCTCCCTGTTCATCTTGACCGCAGCTGCCAGCGCGCCGACTACTGCCGTCATGACGGCGGAGAACATCGCTAGAAATATCTCCGATGCTTCCACGTCAGCCCTCCGTCACATTGCTCCAGACCGTTTCGGTTCCGACAACGCCGGGTTCCCACACGTTGTTTGCAACGAGCGATTCCCAGATCTTTCCGTTGTGCCTGACGCGCGCGCCAAGCGGGTAAGGGTTGGTGGAATCGGGTTGCACCCATTCGGGATCCTCTGCATCCGGTGTCTCGGCGGTTCCCGCTTCGATATGCTTCGCCCAAAGGCTCGGCGCTGCCGTCGGAGACCAGTCGGCCTGCGACGTGTGAGCCTGAAGGCACGTGAAGAGCGAGCCGTCGAAGGTCACACGCTCGCCCTGAGCATATGCGTGCCCACCTCCGTCCCATGTCTGATAGAGCGCTTTGCTTTTCTGCGCTACGTCATCTGACAGCGACGGTGCCATTCCGTCGAAGATCGCGATGATTGCGCGAACCTTGCCTTCTTCCTCTTCGGTGAGTGCCATTGCGTCCCCTTTCTCTAGGTAAAAGAAAAGCCCCCGCTTCTGCGAGGGCTTAGGCACCTTGGTTTGTCGTTGCGAGCTATCCGAAAAGCTCTTTGTATAGCGCATCCATGCGCCTTACCGTATCATGGGCGGAAAGGCGCTTCATGCTTCCGCGCCATGACTGGTATGATTGGTTGACCTGATCGACGGTCATTGCACCTTTTGCGACGAGCGCCGCCTGCTTCTTCAGCTTGCGCCGCTGGCGCGTAATCGAGGAACGGCACGGGCGAACGACAACGCGACCGTTTTTGCCATACGAAAACCTCTTCTTCAGGAACGTGAATCCGCGCGTGAGCTTGACGATGCGCGTTTTCTTGCGGTTGATGATGATTCCCAGATCTGCGCAGACCTCTTCGATGCGCGATAGCGCTTCCCAGAGCGTCTGCTTGTCAAGAGCGATGCAATAGCTATCGTCCATGTAGCGCCCGCTCGCCAAGATTCCCGGAAGCGAAAGCATCAGATAGTCAACGGGCGACGGCAGGGCGACCGCTAGAATCTGGTTCGACTCGCTTCCCAGACCCAAGCCGCACGCTCCGTGAGCGTCTATCTGGTCTGCCATGACGCGCTTAACCCGATCGTCGTCAATAGCGCGGTCGATAAGGCGCTTGCAAGCGTCGTGGTCGATATTGGCGAAGTAGTCAGCGAAATCGACCTGCAAGATATAGCCTTCCGCTCCGTGCTTTCGGTGGTGCTCTACAAGCTGGCGCTTCATGCGACGAATGGCGTAGTCAGTGCCACGCCCCTTGATGTTCGCGGCACAACCCTCGGTGAGGGTAGGCCAGATTGCGGGCGCGAGCGCGTGGCGGCTCAAAGACTTCTGAATGACGCGCTCCGAGAAGTGGACGGAGCAGATATGACGCAGCTTTCCGCGCTCGAAAAGGTCAAACTCTATGAAGCCGCGCCTGAAGTCAGCGCCGGTGAGAAGGTCACGCCTCGCCCGCATGATGTTAGGAACGACGCGCGCCATGTAGCGCTGCACGCTCGATTTCCAGCGAACGCCAGTAGCAGCGCCGTTGGCGGCATCGTATAGGTTATCGAGGTCTGCGACGGCTTCTAGCGTGCATCCCTCTATTCGCTTGGCCCGGTTCTCAGCGCGCTTGGTATCGCGCCTTGCGCGGCGCGCAGCCCTGCGCTCATCGGAGTTCATGATGGCACCCCGCGCGGATCGCAATCGGCATCCAGCAGCCGCTTGACGGTTGACCATGAAACGCGGTCGGAAGCCGAGAACCGCGCCATGCAAGAAGCGAACGGCAACCGTCGCGGGGTGCATATTTACGGGCTTTCGCCCGATGGTCGCCCCTTCCTTCCTCAAATGCTCGGCGCGCGGCGCTTATGTCCGCACGGTCTGGCAAAGCTTGGGAATCACGGCATGGGGCGCAGCCAGTCGTTCGTCGGGGCATTGTTGTTAGCATTGCCGTTGCTGTTGACATTGCACGCGTCGGACGAAGACCCGCCCATGACCGACCGCAGCCACCAATTGACGCGATGATTTCCAAGGGACGGCGCGCGACCATTCTACCCCTTCCCGATGAGCTTCACGCCTGCGCGAGCGCCCTTTATGAGCTTAACGTCGCTCTCGATCTTCTCAGAAATATCTTCAAAGCGTGCGACCTTCACCGGAAGGTGCATCGAGAGCAGGCATTGCATGTCTTGGTAGAGCTGATTGAGGTCGGCAATCGCAAGCGTCATGTAGTGCTTGCGTTCATCAACGTTTCGAGTCGTGTTCGGGTAGAAGGCATCGGCCTTCACGAGGTTGAACACGACGCTCCGTGCTGTCTCTGCCATGGGGACGGCGAAGATGAAGCGATAGGATTTGGGAACCGCAGCAGACGTGACAAGGCGCGTCACATCGTTTCGAATGGCTACTGCAGTGTTGAAATACTCGAAAGAGCTTAGGTTGCGGTTGCGCACGTATACGCCGCTCAATTTGCAGCATCCCCCCGTGATTTTGAAGATATCTCCGCACGCGCTTCGCGCGGTAAGAGAAAGGCGCATGCGCAAGGCATGCGCCAGACCAGTACATAGTACGGCTGATTTTATCAGCCTAGGAGGAAGCACGGCATGGGGCGCAGCCAGTCGCTCGTCGGGGCATGGTGGTTAGCATGGCCGTTGCTGCTGACAGTGCACGCGTCGGACGAAGACCCGCCCATGACCGACCGCAGCCACCAATTGACGCGACCGCCAACGATGCGGCTTGCGGCGTTGCTGAAGATTGGAAACTGGCTATCGAAACCAACGGAGTAGCCCTTGCTGCCCCACACCGGGCAACCGTAAACCTCCATCTCTGAAGGCGACCAAATCTTTCCCAAGTCCGCCCAACTCCAACCGCTCGCTTCGGTGAGCTTGTTAGAGGATGAATAGCGCTCTTCGAGAAGCACGCGCTGGACCATGATCGCGCTTTGGAGCGTGGACGGAAGGGCTGGCAGGAAATCGTTTATCTCCCAGTCGTGCAGCTTCGAGCACAAGTAGGGGTGCTTCTCGTCGGCTGTCCCGTTATTGTCGTTCGTGTCGCGCCAATGAAGGTAGCTATTGTTTGAAGCTTTGTTCCCCTTAACTGTGACGGGAGCTTTCGGAACCATGACGATATGGTGCCCCTTGGCGGTGTCTCCGCATTGGTAATACTGATCTATCGCTCCGATGCGGTAGCGCACCGTCTGCGCTGGCACGTTAGCGCCTTCGGAAACGGGAACGTCGATGTAGTCTCCTATGCGAAGACCGGAGAAGTTGCCGTTTCTAGCGCGGTTACGAAGCCATGTGTAAATGTCGGTGCTCGCGATCTCGCTTGCGAAGACAGACGCGAGCGCACGCCCACCGTATGCGTTGATGATGTGCTGGCGGTCGTATTCCTCAGCAGTGGTTACTGAGTTTGCGGTGTTGCGCGCCGATGTGTCCTTCAGGTTGTATGCCGTCCCGTTGATTGAGAACTTGGAAAGGTCAGCCATGATACCCCCTTAGTTGAGCGTGGCCGTCTCGCCGCTCATGATCGCCTGCGCGACCGCGAGCGTTTCGCCCGACAGCGCGCTTCTGCGGCTCACGGGCATATAGGCCGTTTCCTTGATGACAACGTAATCGTCTTTCAGCTGCGCTACGGCTGTAGCGAGCACCGCGTTAGCGTCACGCAGCTCTTGCACTTCATCGTCAGATGGCGGCTTGATTGCCGCGATGCTGTTTGCGATGTTGAGAGCGTTCTGCGCAGCAGCGGTGGCATCGTCCGCCGCTCCGTTTGCCGCCGCAGCAGCGGCGTTTGCGCTTGCAGCAGCCATGTTCGCCGCGCTCGCAGCGCTGTTCGCCTTGGATGTGGCGGAATCGGCGCTTGCCTTCGCGGTGTTGGCCGCAGATGCCGCGTTGTTTGCAGTAGTGGTCGCCTTGTCAGCGTTGGCCTTTGCGGTGTTTGCCGCAGATGCCGCACTGTTCGCGGCATTGGCCGCGTTGTTTGCGTTGGCAGCGGCGGTGTTAGCCGTGTTAGCCGCCGTGTTTGCCTTGTTGGCTGCGGTGTTCGCCGCGCTCGAAGCGCTGTTCGCGTTCTTAACCGCCGTCTCTCCACGGTCGATGAGAGCTTGAACGGCATCGTCCCAAGTTTGCGCTGGCTGCTGTCCGTCAAGAGCACTGCGCAGGATATCGAGGGCGAACCGCTCCGTAGAGTAGGTGTTTCCGCCCTTCGTTATCGTGAAGTAGGCTTCGTCGGTGTAACCGGGAACGCTGCAAAGCTTGGATTCGTCAACCGTGATCGTAGCTGCGTTACCGCTCACCGAGCACTGGCCGCGATAGTAGTTGCGCTTGTTCGGCAGAAGCACCACGAGCCATGCCGTAGCGCCCGAAAGCGCGAACTCAGCGCCGTTGTCGTAGATAAGCGCCTTGATGGTGGTTCCTCCATCGTCGCCCTGACCGACCTTGACGCAGCTTCCCGCGCCCTCCTTCGAGATGTCGAGTTCAAGCGTCCGTGTGTTACTCATCACTCATCGCCTACGCAATCCTACTTCCGTCTCTATATATTCCATTTTTTTTGAATTGGTATAACACGCCATCTGATAAGACGCTCGTAATACCGTCTGATACGAGTAGGCCAGTACGGAGTTTCGGGGAAAGCGCCCCGTTTCCAATGGTGAAGTACGCTACTCCGCTGCCCTCGTTATAACCAGCCGCAAAGTAACCCGTACCAAACGAAACCCTATGGTCAGATGCCCTGCTTGCGTCGTATAAGAACCCCGGATGCTTCAACCAGATAACCTCATCGTCGTTAACGAGAGACTCGATGAACTTAACCCCGTTGCCGTTCTTCAGGTAAACCCACTTATCGGACGATGTAGAGCCGTTAACACCCTCAATTCTCAGAATCGGAGAACCCCTGTCATAAACCACCAGAACTCCGCTGTTGTATGCGGTGTTCTCAAACTCCAGACGAGTTGTTATGTCACTAGATAGAACGATCTTATTGGCTTGCACTGTGCCAGCCTTGATGAACTCTCCGTTTATGTAAATTAGACCGTTTGACAGGTAGATTCCCTGCGTCTTGCCGTTGTTGGTCAACTTGTTGAATATGTCTAGCTGCGTCTGCGCGGATACGGCTGAGCTTGCCGCGCCGTTTGCGATATCCTGAACCGTCTTGCCGCCGACCTCAGCACTTGCCGAAAGCGAAAACTCGCCGGTAGTCAAGTCCCAGTAGTTCTTTCCCTCCTCGTCGGTCAGAAGGCCAGCGCGCACGCGGTCGGCGCGCATCGTCCCGGCGTTGATGAGGTCTGCGGTCACCATGCCGCCGTTTAGGAAAGTCTTCCAATCCCACTTGCCGTCGGAGGTAAGGCCGGATGCAAGGCGAAGGCCCATGCCATTAAGGTTGACAGCCCACATGCCAGACGTGCTCTTTACTGGCAGTCCGGTCTGCTGGTCGAGCGGGACGTTGCTGAACACCTGTCCGAGTTCGAAGGTCTCGACCTTGTAGGTTCCGACTGACGCGAACTGCTTGTTGAGCGATTCCTGCAGCTGCGTGAGCCAAGATGGAGATGCAGACGCGACGGCATCGTAGAGAGCCCGACGTGAGGACGCGGAGCGCATCGACATGGCTGTGGCCTGCCACATGTCTGCCATGGAATCCGTGAGGGTACCGAATGTCACAGTCGCATCTCCTGTAAGCAGGTCGCGCTCTATCTGCGAGACGCGCCCATGCAGTCGTACTCCTGCCGACGAGAAGCCCTTGTCGACGATAGTCACGCAATCGCCGACGCCGACCCCCTCCCAGGAGCGGCCGAATGCATAGAGGTCTATGACGGATGCGGTGTATGTGACCTTTGGCTCCTTGACCTGATCGAGGTAGTCCTTTGCTTCAGACAGGAGCTGTGCGGCATCCTCGCATTCCTCGTCAATGTACGAGGTTGAGGCAGGGAGCTTCCCTCCCTTGCCGTCTGGATGCCCCCATATCTCGGTGGCATCGGTGTCTTCCACATATGCGAGGCCATTGTTCACGCCTTCGATGGTGAGCCTTCGGCCGTAGCCGCCGGTATCGGTCTCGACTCCCTTGCCGTATGCGTACACGCGGGTCTTGGGGTTGTCGCTCCCGACCGTGCGCTTGACGCTCACGAGGTCCTTCGTCCATGTGAAGCGCTTGTGGCTGCCCTGGTCTCCGCGTGCCGATCGTATGCGCGCAAGGCGCGATGTTACCGTAGCCCCAGATACGGAGATATCGGTCTCGAGCTCCCCGCCCCACGTCTCGACGAGGTCGGCAAGGGCCTCCCTGACGCTCTCGTGGTAGAAGGTGCGAGAAGCGCTGCCTGGCTGGTCGCACGCCCCCGCACCCCATCTGGTGCCTTCCAGTATTGATGTAAGGGCAGTAGAGACGGCGCCGGATGGACGCTTGTCATCCACCCAATCGTCCCAGAGCTCAGCGATGCTGTTTATGCACGTGGCTGATGTCTCTGGATGCCCAGCATCGTCATGCGTGCGCTCGAACGAGTCGACGATATGCTCGTGGGCTCTCCCGCTCCAGTCGACCCATACGATGCGGTCTCCCTTCGAGAGCTCCTCATCGCACGTGATCGCGAGCTCGTCCGTTCCGTCGAGCGCGTCGGTGTGCTTGGCTGCCGAGACGTGGAGCCTGCCGAGGAAATCGCCCCATCTGGAAAGGCGGGAAAATCCGATGCGTCGTATCAGAGCCATCTTTCCTCCCATTCGAATGTAGCGGTGCCGCTGCTTATCTGAACGTGAGCCCTCCCGTCGACCATGAAGAAGTCGGACAGGAACGAGACGGCTGCCGTCTGACCGTTCACGGTCGCCCTCTCGAGCGCCATGTCGACGCCTATTGAGCTCGTCTCTGTCAGAGGTCCGTTGACCTCGACGTACTCGCCGGTATCCGTGTTGGTGATGCGCCATGAGGCGCATGCTCCAGGCTTGGCGGTCACGCGCAGGTACGAAGGCCGGTTGCCACCGACCGCGAACGCGTACTTGCCTGACGCCACGTCAAGGCGCCTTGACTCCCCGTAGAAGTCTGGGTCGCCGATGTGGAACTTGATGGTCGTCGTCGGGCAATCGTCGGTGATGGCGCCAAGGTCGGTGTCTCCCGACACAATCGCCATGAGGTAGCGAGTCGGATCGTCTGGCAGGTAGAGCGGAGCCGGCTCGTCTGTCCAGAGCGCCTCGGCAAGCCTATGGCGCGCCTCGGCGACCTCGCGCCTGTCCTCGGTGCGCAGGAAGATCTCTACGGGAAGGTCGTATCCAGCGCGCCGCACAGACTTGAACGTCTCGCCGTCCCTCCCGGGAACGTCCTGGAACGTCGCCTCGACCGTCGCCATGACCGGTCGACTGATCTTGCAATAGACAAGGCTCGACAGGTCATGGCCGTTGAATACGACCTTGTCGGTCTGGTTGCGCTTGCGCCTAAGCTCCAATTGCCACACCCCTCTGCTTGAGCTTGCTGGCGATTCCCACGCCTATCTGCTGTCCGGTGGTGTATGCATCCAGCTTGTCGGATATGGTCGCGTTTACGGTCACGTCGACCTTCATGCCACCACCGGGCACGGCGACACGCGCCATAGCCCTTGCGACGGCATCCTCGACGCTCGCACGCAGCTTCGAGTCGGGCGTCACGTGCTCCGGCTCGCCGCCCTCGCCGACGCCGATGATGCTGGGCGAGTCGAACCATCCTCCGGACTTGTACCAGTCGATGCCGATGCTCGGCAGCTTGACGACGCCGCCGATGTCCTCCCAGGACACGTTGAAGTGCGGAAGGTTGATGTGCGGAAGGCTTATGCGGATGTTCGAGAACGCTGACGATATGCGCCCTGGAATTCCGCTGATCCAGTTCCAGGCGTCCTGAATAGGGCTTGTGATGCTGTTCCTCACGCCGTTGAAGACGTTCGCGACGGTAGATCCGAGTCCGGGGAATCCTAGCTTCTCGCCGATAGCGTTGCCGGCATTGATGGCGCTGCTCTGCGCGTTCTGCATCTTGCCGGTGATGTTGTCCTTGATGATGTTGAACGCGTTGGCAGCCTGGCTCTTCGCGGTGTCCCAATCACCGTTCATGGCGGCCTTTAGCGCTGAGCTCGCCGACGAGCCGGCCTTCTGTCCGTCACGGAGGTCATCGGAGATGCGGTCCCTGACGAAGTCGAAGGCGGTTCCGGTGGCGTCCTGCAGGGCAGACCACGCGCTGCTGGCGTCAGACTGCACCTGCTGCCACTTCTCTGACGCAGTGCTGGCGATGTCCTGGGCCTTCGATGTGACCGCGTCCTTGGCGCCCTCTATCGCGCCTCCTATGGTTGTCTTGACGGCATCCCACTTCGACGCGGCATCCGACTTTATGCCCTCCCACCCTTGTGCGAGCGCGTCCTTTGCCGCAGTGACCTTCAAGGTCACTCCGTCCCATACTCCGGCCCAGAATGCGGGAACCCCGGCAAAGAAGTCCTGCACCTGCTGCCACTTCTGCGTGATCCAGCCGGTGAACTGGCCCCAGAGCTTCCGCCCCTCCTCCGTCTGCGTGAAGAAGTAGACGAGTCCTGCGACCACGGCGGCGATGCCGGCGACGACGAGTATCCATGGGTTTGCGGCGAGAAGGCCAGTGAAGGCCGTCCAGCCGCTCGTGAGCTTTCCGCCGACGAGCGTTGCGAGCTCCCCACCCTTCGTCGCCACGGTTCCGAAGCCGTCCTTGATGCTTCCAAGCGAAGTGGCGACGGGACCAAGCTTCTCCTTCATCGTCGCCCACTTTACGGCCATGTCCTTCAGGCCCTTTCCCAGGTCGTCCACCTTCTGCATGGTCTTTCCGATGGCCGTCGTGGCGCCTCCGAAGGCTATGCCTCCCTCGACCACGTGCGCCGCCAGCTGCTGCTGTTCTGGCGAGAGCTTGTTCCACGCGTCAAGGAGCCTGTTGGCCATGTCGGCCGCAGACTTGATGGCGGGCTCCAGGTCAGTGAGCATGCGCGACGCAAGGTCGGCGCCTGTGCCCTGGAGCGAGTGCAGCGCCTCCTTGAGCTTGTCTGGCGGGTCCTCGGTGGCCTCGAATGTGTCATCCACCTTGGTGGCGAAGCCGTCCAGCGAAGTGCCGAGGTCATCAAGATTGATCCTGCCCGACTTGGCGGCGTCAACGAAGCTGAGGGCCGCCTTGCTGCCAAAGAGGTCGATGGCGTCCTGGGTGGCCTGAGCCTGCTGCGCCGGGTCCTGCAGCCTTGTGGCAAGGTCGCGCATGCTCGACCCGAGGTCGGTCCCTGACTTGGCGCAGTTGACGGCGGCCTTCTTGAGTCCGGCGAGCATCTGGTCTGCCGGCACGCCCGCAGCCTCGAAGCTTCCGAGCAGCGTAATGGAGTCCTGCAGGTTCAGGCCCATCGAGCGCAGGGCCACACCGTTGTCGTTGACGTCGGACATGAGCGTGTCTATGCCTATGCCGGTGTTCTGCGACGTGGTCTGCAGCACGCCAAGGACCGACGTGGTCTGGCTCGAGTCGACTCCGAATGCCTTCATCGCCATGGACACGTTCTCGACGGAGCTCGAGACGTCCGTGTCGTTGTTCTCTGCGAACCGAAGGAACTCGAGGCTGAGGTCCCGCAGCTGGTCTCCTGTGGCGCCGAAGAATGTGTTCACCTGGCCGACGGCTGTGCCGATGTCCGACCAGTCGGACGATGACTGCGACGCGACCTGCTTGACCGTCTGCCCGAGCTCGTCGGCCGCGTCTCCCGTGGCTCCGGTGAGCTTTATCGCCGTGTCCTGTGCCTCGTCCACCTGACCGAAGCTTGCCATCGCGGCAGTGGCGATTCCTCCGAAGGCTGCTGATGCCGTCTTACCTACAGTCTCTACCTTCTGTCCTGTGGCGGAGATCTTGTCAGAGTTGTCCTGGAGCGTCTGGCCGAGCTGGTACATCTTGCTCTTCGAGGCTTCGGCCTCTGATGTGGCGCTCTTGAGCTGCTTCCCGTATGACTCGAGCTGGTTCTCGCACTGCAGGATGGAGCGCTTGAGGCTGTCATACTGCCGCTGCTCCTGCTCTGTAAGCTGCTTTCCGCTAGCCTTCTTCGCCTCAAGCTCGGAAAGCGCATCCTTGTATGCGGAGAGCCTCTGCTTCGTCTCTCCGTACGCCTTGTTGAGGTTTCGCACCTTCTGCTCGAGCAGCGTGGTGTCGCCAGGATTGAACTTGAGGGACTTGTTGATGTCCTTGAGGTCGCTCTGCGTGGCCTTTGACTCAGTCTGTATCTTCTTCAGAGCAGATTGCAGCTCGGTGGTGTCTCCGCCGAATTTGATTGTAAGTCCCTTGTAGCTGACCGGCATCTTATCGCCTCGATTCAATTGTCAAAGGCTGCGGACCCATTGGCAGCGCGCCTTTAGCGGCGCGCTGCCGCTCTGGAATTACCCGAAGAAGGCTTCCTCTCCATCGGCTGCCTGGCTGTCCTCTTCCGCATACTCTAGACAGTCGTTCGCGAACTCCTGGATCTCCATGATGTGCATAGCCTGACCGTACGTGATGCTGCGCAGGTCCTCGAAGGAGAGGCCGCATTGCCTGGCGTTGTATGCGTACAGCGCACCGCAGTCGTCACTGATCTCCGTCGGCAGCCTCGGCGGCTGCTTCTTCGGAGGTCGGGGATGCCAGTCCCTTGAAGGAAGGTAGAAAGTTCTCGATCACGGCTTCCATCACGGGCTCGGCCCAGCTGCCATCGCTCGCCACGTCAAACGCGGCGGCAGGAAGGCTCTCCATGAAAGACTTGAAGTCCGGGGCGTTCTTGTCAGCGGTCTTGTGGAAGGCCCAGAAGAACTCAGCAAGCGGCAGGAACGGAGGTATGTCGTAATCGCTCATGGTGTCCATGATGGCGGAGATGCCGTCATTGATGTCCTTGGCGCGCGTCTTCCCGTTTTCCTTCGTGTAGCGAAGGCCGCCAGAGTAGATGATCGGAGTGAACGCGTTGCATGCAACCGCGTACTCGTGGCCATCAATGGTGATTGAGCTGACCATTACTGACCACCAGCCGCAGAGGTCGCAGGAGTGAGCGCCGTATCGACCTCATCGAAGAACTTGTCGTAGCCGTCGATGTCGCTGTACGAGTCGTAGTGGGTTCCTCGCCAGCCGGTAGGCAGCTTGACGGGCTTCCACGTGAAGTCGTAGTCGAGCTTCGTGATGGTCGGCTTGCCCTCGATTGTCTTGGCGTCCATGGAGGGCTTGGAGAGGCGGCACATCAGGTAGCAGCGACGCTTGCCCATGATGTGGCCCGGCTGCTCGCACATGAGCGCGAACGGCTGCGGGTCCTTTCCGGACGAGCCGAGGACGCGTCCCTTCGCGTCGATCTCATAACCCGTGAGCTTGGAGAAGAGCTTTCGCAGCTCGGGAGTGCTCTCGGTGTCGTAGAAGGAGATCGTGCCGCTGCCTCCGTTGTCCTGCTGCTTCTCTATCCAAGCGTCGTTGTCGGCGTAGCTCGTCTCGGTGCTGACGCTCGGCGTCGCCTTGATCTCGACCGTGCCTGGGACGGCGACGGGCTTGTCGTACGTCAGAGTGTCCTCGTTCGTGCACGGCGCGATGTGCGTGTTCTTCACGCCGAAGAATCCGTTTCGTGGCATGTTTTTTCCTTTCACTCGATAACGTTGACTTCGTAGGCCGTCTCTATGAGGTCTTCGCCGTCAATCGGTGTCACTGTCTTCGTAAAGGCGAAATCGGCAGCATCGAGCGATGCTTCGATGCGCCGTTCGAGCGCGTAATCGCGCTCGCGGACATAGAGGGCGACGTCATACGGCATCCAGCGCACCCAAGCCTTGTTGTCGGCTGGCGCGAAGTCGCCGTAGCCCGCTTCTATGTCGATGTACGGGGGTACCTTGCCCTTGCCGGAATCGTCGCGCAGCCCTCCGTTTGTCCAGGGGATGCCGATGGAATCGAGCGTCGCGGCGAGGTCCTTCAGGCTATTCATCGGATGCCCCCTGGCCGAACTCGGCAGAAACCTCTTCGTAGACGCCCTCGATCACGTGGTCGCCTGCGACCGTGCCCTGGTAGCGGCCACTCTGGTTGGCGATGGAGTGTCCCTTCTCGAGCAGGTGCGTGAGCTGGTACAGCTTGTTGTGGACGGTGCACGTGGTACCAGTCTCGCTGGTCTCGACGGTGTTCGTCCAGCCCTTTGCGTACTGGCCTCCGTGGCGCTTGCGCTTGCGGCTTCTCTCCTTGAGCAGCCGCGTGGCCTTCTGGCCAGCCTCCCTGACGTTGCTCTCGAGCGTCTTCTCGTCATCCTCGATGACCTCTTGCATGCTATTCACTACGACCGTCTCGAGGCTGTCGATGCTGATGGTGTCGCTCATCGGTTTCCCACCTTCTCAGTCAGCGTCAGGCGCAGCGTGTCTGCTCCTGAAGCGACGGCGCTGTCGACCGTGTACCGCACGCCTCCGTATTCGCACACCTTCTCGCCCGAATAGGCGCATCGGCGCACCTCGAGCACGGCCATCGGCCTCACTCCGGACTGTGCGGCGGCGTAGTAAGCCTGCTGGCTGATGCTGTATTCGTTGCACGGCACGCGGCGAGACCGCTCCTTCTTTCGCTGGACTCCGAGCTCGTCGCGCTCGGAGTCCAGCGCGACGAGCGTGCACATCCCAGCCCATCTACTCATTCTTAGGCTCCGTCCTGTAGGCAGAATCACCGCTCATGGATGTGAGCATGCAGTCGAATGACTTCATGAAGCGCTCTGCATCGGGGTTGTCCATGCCGAAGTTCGCCTTCACGTAGACCTTGATGGCAAGGCGTATGCGCCCGTCCTCATCGTCGGCGGCCTTTTCTGGACGGACGCCGCCTGCGACCATCTCGGCACGGGCGGCGTCTATCGCATCGGAGATCTCCCCGTCGTAATCAGTGCAGAACGCAGGGATGCGGACAGCGGCGCGGCAGGCATCGAGCAGGCTGGTCTTCGCTTTGTCGGCCATGGCGCGCCACCTTGCTAAGCCTGCTTGACGGTCAGCTGTGCGAACGCCTGCGGGACTGCAAGGCCACAGTCGAACAGCACGTATCCGTCGAAGCAGCGCTTCTGCGAGCCGTCCTGCGCGACGTACGGAGTGACGTCGGGCCCGTCGAACAGGTTGCCACGGACCAGGTCAGGGTAGCCTGCGACGATGACGTTGTCGGCAACGGAATCGTCGCGCTTGACCAGCTTCCCGAAGATGTGCCCCTCGACGGACGGGTCATCGGTCTTCTCGTCAACGAAGTAGGAGCGGCCGTTGGCATCCTCGATCATGGCTATCCAGTTCCAGATCATGTCGTTGTTTGCGTAGATGATCGCGCCCTTGGACGCCGCGTTGCCGAACGTGTAGAGCTTGGAGAGCAGGCCGGTGATGTCGGCCTTCGAAAGCGCCTTGACCTTGGCGCTCTCCACCTTGTTGGCGGCTGCCATGCCGAGGCTGGCGTCGACGAGCTTGTTGTGCACGAACGCGTTGCAGGCCACGGTAAGGCGGGAGGCCGTCTCGTTGACGATGTACTGCTCGAAGCCGTCGATGGACTGGACTGCCATCTTGCGGCTCATCTTGACGGTCTTCTTGATTTCCTCGCCCGTGAGGGTGATCGTGTCGAACTCGTTCTGCTCGTCGTCTGCAGGCGCGGCGCCCTCTGCGGTCTTAGCCGCATCGCCCTTCTGGATGGACTTGTGGCGGACGAGCTCGTACTGGTTCGGGAAGGTATCCTTGCGGATGTCTCCGAAGAGCACGGCGGTGTTGTCGATGAGGCTGATGATCTCATCCTTGACCTCGACCGGAACGACGGAGCCAGTGTTGCTGGTCAGGTGCGAGAACTCGGCTCGCTGCTCGATTGCGTGGTTGCGCGCGGTGCGCTCGACGTCGGTGAGCGTGGTGCCTCCGTAGAGCTGCACTCCGGAACGCTCTGCCACGTCCTTGACCCATGCGCGGCGCTCTGCCGCCTTGTAGTCGGTCACGTCGTATACGTTTCCGGTGCCGGAGGCGTTGGCGGAACGCGCCAGCGGAACGGCATCCACACGGCGCGCGGCGCCGCTCTCGATGGCGGCACGGGCGGCGGCGACGGTCGCGGCGCGGGTCTCGGCGGCGACGGTCGCGGCGCGGGTCTCGGTGATGCTCTTCGTCAGCTCGGCCATGCGGGATGCGTCCTCGTCGGTCGGCTCGGCATCATCGGCGGAATACTTGTCGATAAGTGCCTGGAGCTCTTTGATCATGTCTTCAAGGTTCATGTGCTGTTCCCTTCTAGTTCCTGGCGATTGCCATGACTGCACGCGCCCTTATGAGCGCGTTCCTGCGGCGCACGTGCTCCACGTGCGACTCCTCAATCACTCCGTTGAGAAGGTTTCTTGCGCTTATCTCGGTGTTGGGGTCTGCCGGAAGGCTCACCGCCGACACGTCATAGATCTTCTTCACCCGTGTGATGGTCGTCGTGTGCGTGTCCCGGTCGTACTCTGACGCGCCGACCGTGAACGCCCATGACATGCGCGTGACGAGCCCGTTGTCGATCTCCTCGTACCGCTCGCGTGCAGCTGCCGACTTCGACAGGTCTGCCGCGATGAAGAGGCCGTGCTCGTCGGGCTCGACGATGAGCGTTCCGTTCGACTGGCGCGCCAGGACGTCTCCTAAATGGTCGAACTGCATGATGACGTCGCTCATGTCCGTGTCAGAGAACGCGTCGCGGCTGATGACCTCCAGGTACTTGGTGTTGTCCCATGGGTCTTCCCACAGGACGTATGGGTCGTTGAACGTCGAGGCATACCCCTCGACGTAGTAGTCGGATTCGATGCGCTTCTCGCGCCCGGAGTCGCTTGCCAGGCTGCGAAGCACCATCGGCATTGCGCGGTATTGCCGCTCATTCGGCTTGGCTGGCATCCTCATCGCCTTCCTTCTTTCCGTCGATTGCTGCGATGTTTGCGTTCACTTCGGCGGATTTTGCCGCCTGCTCGGATGTGTGCTCGCTGATGAGGTCGAGGTCTATGTACTCGCCGCGTATCACGTGCCTGTCGCCACCGTCGTAATGCGGCAGCTGGAACACGTCGGCGGCCTGATTGCCGGTCATGACCCCTCGGTCGTACAGCGACGTGACCACGTTCAGCTTCGTCTGGTTGCTCGCGAACTCGAGGTGGTTCGCGGAGAACATGATGCTGTTTCCGTACGCGATCTCGTTCTGGGTGAACGTCATGCACGTGAGCACGTATCCCAGCTGCACCGCGAATACCTCGGTGCGGCCCTCGTAGAACGAGTTGTATACGTCCTCGTCTGCCTTGTTCATGACGATGTCTTCGTTCGAGCCGAAGAACCTGTATGCGGCCTTCTCGATGCGCTCCATCTGGGCGGCGTCTACCGTGTAGCTCTGAGGGGTTATCTGCTTCACGTCCGCGTACTTGTTGTCGTACACGGCGATGCCTCCGGCGTTCGCCGACCCCAGCTGCCGGTTGAACTCGTCGCGGGCCTTCTTCATGTCTTCCGGGTTGCGGTTCTGACTCATCTTGCCGATGAACCTGACGGCTGCGCCCTGCTCGATGGCAGTCTTCTCGGCCTCTTCCTGCGCGCGCATGAGCTCGAGCGTGGGGTTGAGGACGTTCGTGCCGTCACCGAAAAGGTCGCTCCTGAACTGGTGGCGCGTGAGCACGCCGACGCGCGACCATTCTAGCATCGTCGCGTCTCCGCCAGGGAAGGACAGCTTGAGCCACAGGGTCCCACCGACGTCGTATGCCTCGCACTGCCCGGGAAGGACCGGGTAGTAGCCGGTGATAGTATCGGTGTCTCCGTCGAGGATGGGGACGATGAGGCACGTGTCGCACACGTCCAGCATCGTTGACACGCGGTGCAGGAACTGCGGCGTGGTCATCCATGGGTTAGGCTGCCATTCGAGCGACCGCGTCGCCATGCGCTGCGCGGTCCCGGAGATCTCCGGCTTGAGCTTGCTTGCGTGGTCGGCGTTCCGCTCGATGATGCTGCGCGTCAGTTCGGCCTCGTAGATGCCCCCGCTCCAAGACGTGAAGCGCGGTGCGTAGGCCGTGAAGGTCTGGAAATAGCCGTCCACGGCCTGCATGATGGGTCGGTGGAAGACGGCATCGAACATTGAGCGTAGCTTCGACGTCCGTTTGGCCACGATCAGCCTCCAATCATGCTCTTGAAATCGTCAATCATGTCCTTCAGGACCACGAACGCGTCGCATTCGGCAGCCCATGCGTCTATGCGGTTGCGTGGGTCCTGGTTCTTCTTGTCTGGCGCGATGTTTCCGTTCGCGTCGCTCCTGACGGCTACGTTCGAGCGGCACCATTCGGCTATCGGGTTGGCGTTGTCGACGATGCGGTTCTCCTTGTAGAGGGCGCGGAGCTCCTTCATCGGCATCGACAGCGTCTGGGCTCCCTGGACGACCTTCTTGAAGTTGTCCGCGCCGAAATACCCCTCGTATGCCTCGACCGTGGGGACGTCCCGCATGTGCCATGGGTCGTATCCGCACGCGACGGCATAGATGCCGAACTTCTCGCGCACCTCATCGACCCAGTCGAGCACGAGGCGCTTGTCGATGATTGGTGTCGGAGACGTACGGAGCAGCCCGCGGGCTATCCAGGCGTCGTACGGCACGCCATCGCGCCCGCCTCGGCGGCCCTCGGCCTCCGCCTGCTCCAATGCGCGCAGGGGAATCCATGCCATGTGCATCGCGTATATGCGCTCGTCGTTCGGGCGCATCATGAGGAGGCACGCGGCAGTGAGGTCCGTGGTGTCTGACGCGTCCACGCCCAGCACCGCATATGAGAAAGAGCCGTCGGACGGGTCGAACGTCTCGTCGTTGTGTATCTCGGACCATGTGAGCCATGCCTGGCTCTGGTTCTCTATCAGGTTGAAGTCCTTGACGAGAAGCGTCGGCAGGAAGGTCGGGTCATCCTTTGCCTTGGAGACGTTCTGCCGCAGACCTTCGATGCTCTTTATCGTTCCGAGCCCTGGGTTCGCCTTGATCCATGCCGATTCCTCTTCCCATTCGTCCCGTTCGTCAAGCTCGTAGACGAACGCAATGAATCGCTCCGCCTTCTCTCCGGTAGCCTTGCCGTCGAGCCATTTGGCGGCATATTCGTACTGGGCGTCGAAGATTCCGTTCCTGACGAAACCGTTTGTTGTGATCTCTAGGACCAGCGGCTGACGGCGGGCAGACGTGCCCTGGATAGTCAGGTCGTACAGGTCTCTGTTCTTCATGGCCGCAAGCTCGTCCACGATGGCTCCGGATATGTCCAGGCCGTCGAGGTGGTTGGTGTTCGCGGAGAGCGCCTTGATGGAGCCCATGTTGAGGTCGCAGTAGAGGTCGCTCACTCGCTTCCGCACGTGGCGGCCCAGGGCTGGAGACGTGAGCACCATGCGCCACGCGTTGTTGAACCCCTTCGCTGCCTGGTCATGGGCGGTCGCAACGTTGTAGACCTCCGGCGCTCCTTCGTCATCGTTGATGAGAAGGTCGAGCTCGATTGCTGACGCGAGCGCAGTCTTCCCGTTCTTGCGCCCCATGATCCAGAGCACCTCTCGGTACTGCCGCTTGCCCTCCACGTCCACGAATCCGAAGACGACGGAGAGGATTGCGCGCTGGAAGAGCTCGAGCTCGAACTTATGCCCGAGCTTGCCCGATGGAAGGCGGCAGAACCTCTCGATGAAGCTCACGTGCTTCTGGGCGTATTCCTCGCGGTAATGGTACGGATACCGTGGGTCGTCGTTGTCCAGATCGCGGAGCACGATGGACGCGACCTGCTGGATCTTGGCGCACGCGGTTATGGTGCCGTCGAGCACACCGCCGAAGTACTCCCGTATCGCCCTCTCGCATGAACCTGCGGCCTTGCTCCTAGCCACCGAACCTCGTCTCGTTCAGGTAGTCGACGAGGGCATCCGCTGCGGTGCTTCCGCTGGGCATCATGTCGGTTATCTGCTTGATGCCGCGTGAGAACGTGGTGAAGAGCTTGTTGTAGGCGGAGAATCCTGGATGCTCGCGCAGCCCCGACTGGCCTCCGCCGTTGTCGTAATAGGTGAAGATGCTCTCTCCCATGAGCTCGGTGCGGGCCTGGTCGAGCTTCACCTTCATGAACGCGATGTTTGACAGAAGCGGCATGATCGCGGCGCGCCTGTCTTCGGGGATGGAGTCCCTGGTGAGTCTCTGAAGCTTCTTGAGCTCGCTCTGGTAGCGGGATTGTATGGTCTGGCCGCTGCGCTTCTGGGGACTCTTCGGGGGACTCTTCGCGGATCTCAGCAAAACCTCGGTACTTTCGCACACTTTCCGGCTCTCCACAAGACCACCCCCGTTCTGAAATCCTCTGCGCGCATAAAACTATCTCCCGACGTTGGTCCCCCCGCCATCGGCTGCGTTTTGCAGACCGGGGGGATTGTCTTGCGGGTTTATCTGCGGTTTTGCGTCCGCCTTCTCGCGGTCGCGCGCGTTGTGTTGCGTTTGTGTGTCACTCGCCAAGCGATATCAAATTGCCGTCACCATCGAAGGCAAACCCTTTCCTTGTTGAGCCTTGGCGTATCCATCCGTGTACCTTCTTGTGGCATCGGTCGCATAGGCTAACGAGGTTGCTTGGGTCGGTCGCAATGCTTGGGTCACTGATGTTCGTTGGCGTTAGCTCGATGATGTGATGCACCATGACTGCGGGCGTAATCTCTCCTTGCTGCAAACAGTGCTGGCATAGGTGAGCGTCTCGCGTCAATGCCGCGTCTCTGGCGCGTTCCCAGCCAGCGGATGCGTAGAAGGCGCGCGAGAAGTCCTTAGCCATAGCGCACCCCCTGAGCTGTAACGGTACGAAAAAGGCCACGAGCGCAATTGCCCGTGGCCTTCAATCAACCTAATCCACCGTACCGAACTTTAGCATAAATGGGGAACTGAAGGGAACACCCAATTTTCAGGCGTTCTTGATGTGCGCCCATCCTACGCGGTCGATGAACTCAAACCCAACTTCGCAGAGCTTGCGGCACCACTTCTGCGAACACTGCATGATCTCCGCTATCTCTCCCCATGTCTCGGCTTGGCAGTAGTACATGCAGATTGCGTCGGCGTAGTGCGTGCCCTTCAGCTTAGCCAAGCCGCCGCGCCCGTCCGAACCGTAGAGCACTTCGCACGCTTCGTCTAGCGTTCCCTCAGCATCGGCGATGCGCTGCCTAAGCTTGCCCTCAAAGTCGATTCGCTGCGATACGGATTCCATCGGGTCGCTCGCATCGGCATTTCCGCCGCCCGTCTGATAGCTCTGAGTCTTAGCGCCCTCGCGCGCCTTCATGCGTTCGAGCATTTCCCGCGCCCTGTCGGTGCTCACCACCTCTGCGCGGATTCCCTCGAAGTAGTCCTTGGCCCTCACATATCTTCACCGCCAGATCGCGCGTGCTTCCTCTCTGAGCGCCAGAGCTTGAAGGCTTCCCATATACCAAGCTTCGAAAGGTCTGTGCTCGGCGGCTGAGCCTTTACCAGAGCAACGCCGTCGATTGAAGCCGCTACTACCTCAGCTCCGATGATGTGCTCAGCTACAATCCACAGATCATCTACAAGCACGCGCTCGCCACGCCTAATCGTGCCTTTCCGATGCATTTCCGTTATGGAAAGGACAGGTGGAATAGGAACGTTCATCCTGCGCGCCATAAGCTCGATGCTATCCGCCATTCTTTGCGTTGCGGTCAGTATTGGATAGCCGGTCTCGTTCGACATCTCGATAAGGCACGTGGTCTTGCCCGTCTGCCTTCCACCGATTATTGCAAGCACGCCAACCACCTACTCAATTCCCGTGCTGCCGAAGCCGCCCGTTCCGCGCTCGGTGTCGTTCAGCTCACCGACCGGCACTAGCTCGCACGGAACATACGGCATGACAACAAGCTGGCAGACGCGCGTTCCCGCTTCGAGCGTTACCGTCTCGTAGCTCTGGTTGATGAGCGCCGCGCACACCTCGCCGCGATAGCTGCTGTCGATAACGCCAACGCTGTTCGCAAGCGTGATTCCCTGCTTCGACGCAAGGCCGCTTCGAGGGAAGAGCAGCCCCACGCATCCGCTCGGAATCTCAACGGCAAGGCCACAACCGACAACGCATTTCTGCATCGGTTCGAGCGTCACCGTCTCGGTAATGCGGAGGTCAAGACCCGCGTCGCCCTCATGTGCGTAGGTCGGCATGTCGAAGCCATCGGCAACCTGCTTGGCGTGCAGCTTTCGTCCAATCATGATTTTTCCTCCTAAAACTGTATGTCATCGTCGTAAACGTCGGGCATCGCAGGTTGCGCCGGTTGAATGGACGAAGGGTCGCCGGTAGCCATCGCAAGCCCGGGTGCAGCGGCGTTAGCCGATGCTGGCGCAGCTTGCTGATCGCGCTTGTACTGCATGAGCTCGACATCATCAACGCGCACTTCCCAGCGCTTGACCCTCTGACCGTCCTTCTCGTAGCTGCGCGTGCGCAGGTGCCCCAGAAGCGAAATCTTCGTGCCTTTGCGAAGCCACGGCGCGAGGGCTTCGGCGCGCTTGCCGAACATGACGCAATCAGGCCAGTTCGTGTAGTCCCCCCATGAGCCGTCGGATTGCGGCACGCGCTCGTTGACCGCGAGCGAGAACGAAACGACGGGGTTTCCGCCCTTCGTGTATCGCAGCTCCGCGTCAGCGCCGAGATTGCCAGATAGCGTGACCTTGTTAAGGCTCATCGCGCACCTCCGAACGTCTCCACGAGCGCCGCGCGCTGGTTAGCCCCAAGCCCCTTGATGCGCCGCGATTCTGAGATATGCAGCTGACGCATGAGCTGCTGCGTTCGCGCGAATCCGTAGCCCGGTGCCGACTTGATGAGCGTGAACACCTTCATGCGCGAAACCGTCTCGTCTTCAAGCGCCATATTGAGCACGTCAACGACGCTGTAGGAACCGTCGGCAACGCTCTTCAAGATCGCGGCGCGGCGCGAGCGTGCGGCCTTCGCCTTTTCGAGGTTTTCGCGGCGCTGCTCAGTTGTCAGTGTTGGAATCATCGTTTTTCCCTTCATGCGTGTAGATGCTCGTTTCAGTCCCATCCTCATTGCGAACGGAGATCGTAAAGGGCAAAACGCAGTCTTTGAACGCTTCCGGCGCCTTTTCTGCAAAGATTCGCTGCCATTGCTCATTCGTTATGCCGCTCATTGTCTTCCTCGTACCTCATTTCTTCGTAACTCGGTAGGTGCCAGAAACCTTCAGGCTCTTCAGCTCTCGCAAGGCGTGCTCCGCGTGCTCCTTGCCGAAGATGGTTAGTGTTTGCGCGGGAATGCTGATCTCGTAGACCGTCCGCGCTTCCTTCTTCTCGCGTGCCCACATCTGCTGTAAGGCCGTATGCGTGCGGTCAAGCGTCGCTTGCATCTCCCTGCTCAGGTGCGTTGTCTCAGGCATAAAAGCGTGCTCTTCTGACCCCATCGGCACCACCTCTTTTCACGTCTGCCTGATAATTACTTCTTATCTGGCACTGGCTGTCTAAACCCGAACCGAAAGCGGCGGTTTATCTCGAGTTTCGTTCCGGTCGCCGCGATGCCCGAAAACGACCGATTGGTTCACTTTTGGCACACCCCCTAACCCATGCCCGCAGCACGCTTCTTGGCTTCGCTGAAGAGCTGAGCCGCCGCAGCGTCGCGTCCGGGCATCAGGTGTCCGTAGATGCGAAGCGTCGTGGCTTCATCCGCGTGCCCCATGCGCTCAGATAGCGTCTTCAGGTCGCAGCCGTTGGCGATGAGCCACGAAGCGTGCGTGTGCCGCAGGCTGTGGAACGTGATCTTCTTAGGTAGTCCGCACGATTCGCGTATGCGGCTGAAAGCCCGTGAAATCGTCGTTGGACGCATGTATGAGCCGTCTAGTGTCACAAGTGGTGCATCAGCCCCCAAGCGCCCCAGAACGGCGCTCTGGCGCTTCGTGAAGGTATCAATGACCGCTATATCGTCTTGCGTTAGCGCGATGTTGCGGCACTTGCGGCCTTTGGTTACGTTTCGGCGGTAAGGCTTCATCCCTTTGCCCTCAATGACGTTGCCGCCAACGTGGACGTAAGAGAGGGCGCGCTTAACGTCGATGCGCTGAACGGCGCATACCTCGCCAACGCGCATTCCGGTAACGAGCGAAAGCCACGCGGCGAAGGCGTAGACGGCTTCGCGGTACTCCGCCCTAGTCCCAACCTCCTTGCTAAGCGCCGTTTCGAGCTTGGAGTTAAAGCCCTCGAAGTCCCATTCGGTGAGCGCCGAAGCTTCATGTCGCTCAGGCGATGGCTTGGCGACATAGACAAGCGGGTTAGCGTCGCATACCCCCGCGTCTACAAAGTGGTTGTAGGCTCCGCGCAAGAAGTTGTGGACGTTGATCACGCTATTGCGGCAAAGCCCTTGACCCCCTTCATCCTTATCCATGAGCAATCGCTGCTCAAAGCGGTTGAAGTCCATAACGCCAAGGTCGCGTGCGTTTGCAGTCTTCAGGTAACGTGAGACGTAGCGGCAGAACAGCCGATAGCTCTTAATGCTGTTCGGGCTTGCTCCGTTGCGCTCGCGAAGCTGCACGTAATCGGCGAGCAAATCGGTCAAGCGGGCGCTTCTAACCGTGCCATCGGCGGTGAGGTTCGAAGCCCACGTATCAGCGAGGGCTTGCGCTTCCGCTTCGGTAGCCGCGTTGGGAAACCGCTTATAGGGGCGAATCGCCCTGCCGTCGATGCTGCGACCAAGGTACAGCCGACACTCGAACACGCCATCTGCGCCGCGCCTGACCTTAACCGCCATCATGACCACTCGCGCTTGCCGCGAACCTCAACTAGCGCGCATACGAGCGCGAACACGATAAACAGGGCATATGAGAGAAACCCGAAGCCAGCGCCGAAGAACACGCCAACGGCGATGCTCACGACTATCGAAAAGATGGAGAACAGGGCGATTGCCAGGCAGCCAAAGCCCCAATTTTTAGTCATGTTGTCCACGCCCAGACCTCCTATATCGCCAAAGCTGCGATGGCAAGAAAGACGAAGAACAGGGCAGCTCCAAGCATCTGCTCGTAATGCATCCGATAGGCGCACCAGAAGGCGACTACAGTGGTAGCAAGCGCGACGATGCAGAGAACGATTTGATACCGCTTCACTGCGCGCCGCCGATCTCGTCAATCAGGTAGTCGATGCACTGCTTGCACTTCTGCAAGTCCTGAACGCCGTTCTTCCTGCGCCACCGCCAGATGTACTTGAAGGCTTCAGCCCACCAGTGGGCCGCTATGGGCGGCAAGGCGTACTGGTCTCCGCTCATCATCGAGCGCATAGCGTCCATGCACTCGATCTTGCCGTCGCCAGCGTAGTGGTCTGGGTGCTCTACGGCGTTGCCATGCTGCTTCAGCCCGTCAAGGCTCTTTGCGTTCTTGGTCTCAATCATCGTCTTGACCCTCCATGACAACGCGGGCACCGCATTCCGGACAGAAATTGAATTGGGGCTTATAGGGCGGTTCTTCATCGAACCAGCCCAATTCGCCGTACATCATTTCAAACCCGCACGCCGAGCACTCAAACGTTTCGCAATCCTCCGCAGGGTCGTTCGTCTCTATCTCTTCGTCGTTCTCATCGAAGCGTGTTTCGTACTCTGTCGGGCTGTAGGTGCAAGTCTCTTGAGGAACGTAGAGCTGCCCGTCGCACTCGATAGCATCTGGGCACCCTTGCGGTTCGAGAAGGCGAAGCACATTCATGCCGTCGGTCTTTGCTTCAAGCATCAAAAACACCTCGTTTCGTGTCGTTGTTGAAAACTCTGTTGAAAACCAGTTGAAAGCTTCTCTGTTGGCGCTCGAATGAGCCGCGAAAAACAAGACCGCAAAGAGAAGGAGCAAGAGAAGGAACCATGCTTGTGAGGTTGACTAACAAGCAAGTACGGCGGGTTTTGGTTTTGGTTCGAGGAACCAAAACCCGCCTTGTTTTGTTTTGTTTTGTTTTGTTTTATGGTTAGGCACCCATTTGCGGGTGGGTTTAGCCAACATAAAACCACTGGTTTTTTATCGGGTTTAATTGACATGCGTTTACACCTCCTGACCTGCTGAATCATTGTCCTTGGCGTTTTTTCGCGGTCTGCCGCCCTTACGCCCGTTCGCTCGTTGGCGACCGAAATAGAGCGCATTTTTGAGCATTCGAGAGTTCGTCAAGAAGCCGTCTTGATCGCGTTCGAGAAGCCCTATGTCCAGCAGCTCTTCGACGAATGATTTGCAGTCTTCAATCGCCATGTACTCATCGAACGCGCCAGACTGCCCGAAGCCAAGAACGCCCGCGAGGATAAGCGCGTCTTCCTCCGTCTCGAAAGGGATGCGGTGTCCCTTGGTCGCTGCCAGGTATTCGCAGATCCGCCACCAGCGCCCGTATCCGTCATATCCCCGGCGATGAATGAGCCGTTGGCACTTCACGTTTTGCGATGCGTTGGAATCGTGCGAGAAGAAGGCCATAGGCTCTTGCGCAGCGGTCGTTTCCTCCCTCGTCGGCATGTAGTCACCTCCTAACCGTCTTCCTCGTCGCATATCACGTCTGGCGCGCCCTGTTGGTGCCATCCGTCCCATACGCAGTGCCCCACTTCGCGGCAGTTCGTCCAAACGTCGCGCCCAACGAACGTGCAGCGCGTCTTTCCGCGATGCCGCATGCTTTCGAACTCGCATGTCTCGGGGTCTGGCATGGGCGGTTCGCCGAAATCGAGCGGCAAGGCTTCCTGCCTGCTATTCCGTTTCATCTGATTTGATATCGAGGGCAATGGACTTGCCGACGGTCACGAGAAGCTTTCTGAGCTGTTCCGAGGGCGCAAGATCGTTCTTCGTGTCATCGTCCAGAAGGTCATCGCACCAAACGAGGACACCGCGAATGATTGACATCAGCGATGGCATATCAACCTCAACGCCCGTGCCGTCTTCCATGTGAATAAGGTTCATGTAGCCGTCAACACAAAATGTCATAGCTCCAACCTTGTTAATGGTCATCTGCGCATCTTTACGCTTCATCTTTCTTCTCCTTGTCGAACATGGACGTTCTAAGCTCTATGCGCAGCTTCGGGTGCCTTTCGAGCAGCCAGCGCGCGAGCAAAGAGCTGTCGCTGTTGTTGATTCCGTAGGTGTGTTCGTTGCCCTGAACGTCCACGAAGGGCACTCCAACGAGCTTCACGGTGCCCTCATAGCGCTGCTTCTCAATGAGGTACTTAGTGGACACGCGTAGACCGCGCGCATCGATTGCAAGCGCCGTCAGCTCGATTTCGCGAAGCGCCTTCGGGTTCTTCTCGCACCAGTCCCCGAACAGGTATCGCCTGTCGGCGACCTTAAGCGGCACTGCGTAGACATGAGAGCGCTCGTGACGCATGACCGCTTCTAGCGGTTGCGTGTAGTCATCGGTGTCCATGCGGGCACCTCGCTTCGCGGCTCATGACGCGGCGCAATGCCGCTTCTGCTTCAGCCCTGCTTGCCGTCGGCGCTACGGGTAGCATCTGGCGGCGGTAAACAGACCCGATGCCCCGGTTCTCAGGAGCGCTTGCGTCTTCCTCTATGCGCGCCATCCAGAAGCCCGCGTTGTCGCGGTAGACTTCGGCTTTCATGACAGCACCACGCGCCACAAGACGCGTCCAACCACGATGTAAAGCGGTATGAGAAGCCACCAGCCCACGAGATCGCAAAGCCACGTGAGAAGGGCAGCGGCAGCCATGGGAAGTACGCCGGAGAGCGTCAGAGCGGCGAGTGCATACAATCCACAGCACTGCCAGCGCGGCATGCGTGATATGCTGTCATCTGTCAATTTGCGTACGCTGATTGACAAGCCCGTTCGGTGCTGTAACACCGGGCGGGCATCTTTCTTCGCAGCCACCACGCGATAACGAGAGCCGCAATCGCGCGGTAGAACTGCCGTTGCGCGGCATCTAGGCCGCACGGTTCTGACATTCGTAATACCACCCCCAAAACCAACGGTTTTCTTATCGGTTTTCATGTTCGGAAACCTCCGCTTTCTTTACTGGTTCCGCTGCGCTCTTGCCCATCCAAAAGCCCAGTGCGGCAATGCCTATGAGCCAGACAACAACCGTCGGAACGCTCAGAGGGCTGAACAGGGCGATAATGACAAGAGCGAGCGAGCATTAGGCCGTCTCCTTCCATCCCATTAGCTCGTTAGGGCTTTTGCGCACTACGCGACAGATGGCAACGATCTTGTCAGCGCCGGGCGTATAACCCGCACCGCTCTCGTACTTAACGATTGCGTCTGTGGACACGCCAACGGCCTTAGCAAGCTCTTCCTGCGACATGTCGAGCGCCGCGCGGGCGGCTCGAAGGTTCGCAGCGAAAACCTCCTTGTTGAATCCCATGCGTCTTCACCTCCTTCACCAATAAGTGCTAATCACGTTAGCAACTGTAACGGAACAATAGACAAGCATAATAGCTCTGTCAAGTGAAAACGAACAATTTCGTTGTGAATTAGCTAATTACGTTGTACTATGCACTTGTACGAATATCGAAGGAGGGTAGCGGTGAACGTCCAACTAATGAAGCTTCGAAAGGCTGCGGGCTATTCAAATAGGGATGAGTTCGCTAAGAAGATAGGTGTAAACAAGTACACCTATCGTTCTTGGGAATCTGGCGCAGCGATGATGAACGCCGAACAGGTTTGGAATTGCGCCGTCGCTCTTGGCTGCACACCTAACGATATCCTCGGCTGGTACGAAGACCACCCGCGCGATGATAGCGGCGAGCGTCTAACGTCTGAAGAGCGTGAGATCGTAGGTTGCTACCGCGAGAGCACGCCGCAATGGCGGCAGAACATACTGATGACTTCCCGCGCTGCAGCGGGCGAATCTAAAGAGGCGGCCAAACGTGATGCAGCTTCCGCCGAGTCAGCCTAGGAGATAACCAGAATGACATCGAAGATTGAGCGCCTGCAGTCATACGAGCCAAGCGAGATCGTAGTGCTCGACACCGAGACAACGGGGCTTGCATCAGGCGGCAACGACGAGATACTTTCCGTCAGCATGACCGATGGAGACGGAAACGTCCTGCTCGATGAGATGTACAAGCCCACTCACCGCAAGAGGTGGCCCAAGGCGGAAAGCATCAACGGCATATCCCCTGCCATGGTCGCAGACAAGCAGCCGATATCTGCAGATGTGCCGCGCATCGAGTCCATCCTCAAGAAGGCGAAGCTCATCGTAGGCTACAACCTTGAGTTCGACCTCGATTTCCTCGAGGCGGCGGGCGTGGAGATGCCCAGAAGGGCAAAGATTGACGTTATGAAGGAGTTCGCGCGCACTCATGGCGAGTACGACTCCTACCACGAAGACTGGCGCTGGTACAAGCTGGTGGATGTAGCCGAGTACTACGATTATGGGTTCGAGCCGCACAGCTCCCTCGAAGACACGAAGGCCACCGCGTTCTGCTTCAGGTCGCTGCTGGAAGACCCATGGTATGGAGAGCCTCGCCGGAAGCCCCGCAAGGTGGTGGATGAGTACGGAGAGGAGTACCTGGACTACGGAGACGATGAGGATCGCGTCTGGTATCCAAGCTCTCGTATGATGCTTGAATCAGGCAGTATCAAGCAAGCAGAGATACCCGCAAAACCGTCTGAAATCGACTCTGACGCAATAAATCAGAACAGCACGACCGAGACGCCTAGCAAGTCCTATAAAGCCGGTAAAAAGGCTCTCAGAGTCTTGGGAGTTGTCATACTGGCGATTGCCGCGCTAATGGTCTCCGCAGGGCAATCCGCAATGGCTATCTTCCTCCTCGTCCTGGGAGCCGCATTCATCGTTGGAGGAAGGAAATGAGCCTGGACGGCTCCTGGATGACATGGCGGAAAACCATGGATCATCCAATCTATTTATCTGCACTTATTCAGTTTTGATTGGCTATTGGAGAGATGAAAGACTGGAACTTATCTTCCGCTTTCAAAAAAAGCCCCGCGCGGGAACTTGGCGGAACGCGCACGGGGCAAAGGTGAAGAAGCAGAGCGCTTTACCGCGCTTGCTCTAGGGGTGATTTTAGCATGGCGAAGAACCGAGCTGCTATATACGCGCGCTTCAGCTCGCACAATCAGCGTTCGGAAAGCATAGAGATACAAGTTGAGAACTCGCGCGCGTACTGCGAGCGCGAGGGCTTGCAGGTCGTGCATGAATACTGCGACTATGCGCAGACGGGACGAAACGTCGACCGTGCCGAGTTCCAGCGGATGATGAGCGATGCCAGACACGGGCTATTTGATTATGTAGTGATATACAAAGTTACGCGTATCATGCGCAACCGTGATGAAATGTCGCTTGCACGCATCATGCTTCGCAAGGCTGGCGTAGAAATCCTATACGCTGGCGAGGACATTTCCGGCGGGTCAAGCGGCGTGTTGCAGCTCGGCATGCTCGAAGTTCTCGCCGAGTATGAAAGCGCGCTTGACAGTGAGCGCATCAGAGACGGAATCCAGAAGAACGCGCAGCGGTGCATGGCGAACGGGCGCACTCTGTACGGGTGGGATATCGTAGAAGGCCGCTACGTAATCAATGAGCGCGAAGCGTCCGTGCTTCGTAGGATGAAGAACATGCTGTTTGCCGGTAGCTCTGTCGCCGATATCGTGCGCGCCGTTAGCACCGAGCGAAGCAAGCGCGGTGCCAAGTTCAATCAGGATACCGTCACGAAGCTGCTAAAGCGCGTACAGAACGCAGGTGTATACAAGTACGCCGGTCATGAAGTGCCGGACGGAATGCCCGCCATCTGGTCGCAGGTCGAACAAGACATGATAGACAACATCCTTGGCGACCGTCACAAGCCACGCCGCAAGATCAACTCATCGCTAGAGTTCCCGTTGTCTGGCAAGCTCTACTGCGCCAAGTGCGGCGCACCAATGGCAGGCACGAGCGGCACATCATGCACGGGCACGACGTACCACTACTACAAGTGCCGGAAATGCCGCCGAACCGTGCGGCGTGATCTCATAGAAGACGTTGTTTGCGATATGACGCTGCAAGCCGTGGCGCGCGAAGACGTTAGGCGGCGTATAGCAAGCGGCATGGTGGCGTTTCAAGCAGAGCAGCCGAAAGAGCAATCGAGAAGCTATGCAATAAAGAAGGAGCTGAAGCGGATTGACCGCACCTTTGAACGCATCTGGCAAGCGATAGAAGACGGCATAGCGCCGCCCGGTGGCAGAGAGCGCATCAAAGAGCTGAAGCAGCGCAAGAGCGAGCTTGAAGCCGAGCTGCGCATCGCAGAGAGAGAAGAAACGTTCAACATCGGCGTTGACGAACTCATGCTGTGGCTCGATGATGCGGCGGAAAACCTAACACCAGAAGTGATCTTGGGCACATTCGTTCGATTCGTTGAAATCGACGGGAAGACGCTTAATGTCTACTTTGCCTTTGACAACTACGGCGATGATTTCAGGCCAAAACAGAAAAAGGCCGAACCATGCCCCGAAGGGCATAGTTCGGCCAATTCTCCTATGGTGGAGGTGCGGAGAATCGAACTCCGGTCCAAAACAAACCCCTGA